GTTTGTCTTTCTGGAATACATTCTGGAATATTGTTACTTTCATTTCTTAATTTCATTGCTTGTGTTTCGTACCAGTTCGCTTTTTCTAGCTCCCTTTCCATAGGCTGATTAGGTTTCAGCCCTGCTCGCATCCTGTATTTGAATGCATTCATCTCGCAAAAAGCGATGTACTTGTCCTTGCCCCATATGTCAATCATCATCTCCCATACCTCTTTGGATGATCGCTGATAATGCTGTGGGTTAATAAAGCTGTCGTTTTTCATATTTTGCTATTTACGTATCCTACAATTTTTTTAGACCTTATCCTTTTAATCGTCACTCTCTTTTCAGACTTATAAGTCTTACCATAGAACTCCAACTCAAGGCGGCTTATCGTTCTGTTGTCTTTAAGCATGATCTCCAACGGGTCATCATGGTTGCTAACTATCCATACGGGTAAGTCAAATTCACGCTTACCTTTCTTAAAGGATGCGTCAGCTGTCATGTAGTATATCGGAGGTAAGCTTGACATAGAATTTTCTTTTTAGGTTTTCGCCTATCCACTTCAGTGAAACCACCTTAGGGGATCGACATACGTTGCCGTCTAGCAGTACGCAATTGTCACCTTGCTTGTTTGCTATACATAGAATCAGGTAATGCTCGTGATTGCCAGGAAGCACTACATCCATATTGCTATTGTAGTCCGTCATCAGGACACCAAAGGTATATGTTTTGCCGTCCCTACTAGCGGAGAAAGAAAAGGGGGAGAGGAACTTTACGTCCCTCAACCCCCATTCCAATCTAGCATACAACCCGAAGGGTTTAGAAGGGTAGGTCGTCAGCTTTTGCTGCTCCATCCTTTGCTTGTGTGTTCTGACGTTCCTGAGCAGCTGCGCTGTTAGGATCCCAGATACTTAGACACGGCTTACCGTTCTTAGACATGAACATTTTGAAACGTGCGTTACCGCCTCGTCCCTCTTCGTCACGCTTTGTCAGGTACTGATCAAGGATGTCCTTGAGCTCGTTGTCCTTTAGGCGGAATGTCCAAGACATCAACTCGCCATTGTCATTAAAGTTAGGCTCATCGGCCCAACCACATAGTACGCTTTCGTACTGCTTTTTTTGTTCACTCATCATTTAATTATATTGGTGATTAGAAAATGTATTACTGTTAAATAGCAGACAAACTTAATTGCCTTGTAGACGTTCTTATACTTCATACTTCAAGTAATCAGTTACAGGGTTATAGTCTTTCTCAAGAAAGTTTTCGATTCTCGCTACGGCGTTGGTGAACTTCATGCCTCCAACAAATAGCGTTTCATCTGTACACTTAACCAGAGCGGGAAGGTACGGATAAGTTTTCTCCTGTACAACCCAATAGAAGTCTTTTATGTTAAAAACCTTGGTGTATATGTACGCTTGGATGTCGTAAGAGAAATCTCTAACGCTATACCGAAACTTCTCTACGCTCTTGGATGACTTGCTATCGCTGATAAACCCATCGCCTAAGCAATCAAGGAATCCTTTTACTTGAATCCCTTCAAGCTCCTCGGTGAATCCAACTTGATAATCCCCTTGTAAGTGAGATTGTAGCAAGCCGCAAGCATCGAGGCGGTCGATCATATCGTTAGCCATTCGCCAATCATCGGGTGAGCAGATAATCTTTCCTTGTTCAGCGTATTCTGATTCGACTTTATCTTTTGCTTCCTTGTACTCTTTAGTGAGTGAAGGCTTCTTAGAGTCTTTCGTCTTGTCGCTGCACTCGGATAAGATCTTGTCTTGCGAGAGGATGACATATTTGTCCATAGCTAGGTCTCGTTCGAACAATAGCATGTCATACAAAGTCCCGAAGCTAAGAGCGTCAGACTTGTACTTAAGTTCGCCTTTCATGTAGCGATCGAACTGAGCCATATCGCCTAAGGCTTGCTTGAGAGAAGAGTAAGACAAGTGTGACTTGCCATAACGCTCCATTAGTTTTTCGGGTACATTCATATTTCAATTATTGGTTCTGACCAGTAGTCGGGTTTGAACGACGTAGACCAATTGCCTACGCCGTCGTATTGTGTTAATTCAACCTCGCCTCTGAACTCATCGCACTTAGTGAAGTACAAACCTTCAGCAAGGGGTTGGTGTTTTGATGCGCTAACCCACTCGAACTTTTTGGTTAATCGGATAAGCTCCGATCTACGCTCATAGTATTCTCGTGTGGCTTTCTTCGTCATCTTCATCGCACAAACTTTCCGAGCCCAGCCACTTGCTTTTCGCTTAGCTGTTCACCGTACTTAGCTGTAATAGCTTCGAAGGCTTTCTTCTTGTCTGTCTGTGACTTGATGTAAGCAACAGCCTTGTCCATGATGTTCGCTTCGGCTACGACTTCTGCTGAGGCTTCGTGCTTGAAGTCAGACTTAGCAGGCGGTTTCTCTTTAGAACCTTGCTTTGCAATAGCGTCAGCCACTTCGTTAGCAGAAGCAATCGATGTGTCGATACCGATACCTAGCATAGCTAATGCACGGCCAATAGCCGATGTCTCGCAGTTCTCTACATAGCTAGTCTTGTTGATGTTGCTACTGCCTTGTACCTCATGAGCATGACCAGTAGATATAATGCGGTTGCTTGCATCTACGATCGACGCTTTACATACACACTGTGCATCGTCCAACATAGTGAAGTCTGTAATTAGACTCCAGTTTTTGTATTGGTCTTCTTGTCGGAAGAACTTGATTCGTTCGTTGACTTCAACGTACTGTTTGCCACGGATGTTCGTGGTCTTGAATTGATAATTACTCATAACTCTGTTTGGGTGTTTAATTGTTTTTCTAAATTTTCTTTTTCCGACTGAAGGAACTGAATCCTTTCGTTAATGTTTTTAATCTTCTCGTTAGCACCTTGTCTGCCTAGCACCTTACGAGCTATACCAAAGGCAGTCTCATGCAGGTCTCGATACCCTTTCCAATACAGGAGCCAGTCTCCGTGATTCCTTTTCATATGCGCTACTGTCGATCGGTTTTTACCTACAACAGAAGCTACCTGATCTTGTATGCCATAGTCAAGCATCGCTACGGCTAATGCCGCCCTTGCTTTGACTTGGTCTTGTTGCCTAGTCTCATTACGCACTAATCCGATTGTACTGTAATACATATCAGCGCAGTGCATCATTGCTTCGTTTCTATATCCGCTCATAAAGTTAAATTGTTAATGTGTTAAAGTCAAGAAAAAAGGCATCTTTGTTTCTCAAGGCTCTCTAACGTGTGTAGTGTAACTAAAAATGATGATAGTGAACTACATACAAGCCTGTTACAGGTTCTCCCTGCACACCATACGATGCCTTTCCAGTCAGCGTTCTGACCGTTCTATGATGATGGATCGAATACGAGTGTACTCAATCATCGTGTCTATTACGCTTTGATATCTGTCAGCCATGTCCACCAGGTTGACTTCATTAAGGAACTCACCTTCTGCTTCCATTACCTCCTCTATGTAAGCAGCAGCTGACTCTTCAGAGAAGACACCAAACTGATGTAATAAATCGTGTACTGGCATTTGCATCCAGTCGTTTACATCGTGTTCTATGATATCCTCTTTTAAGAATACGCTAGCTACGGCAGACGATTTGATTTCTGGGTCGGACTGAGTCGCTACGATTTTGATGGCTTCTACGTTAGTCATGTTGTGTTTCATAAATTAAAATTGCATAAGAGTCTCGGTCGGTAGCATATGCTCCTGACGGGGTGTAGAAAGTCTGTCCGTTGACAACGTATTGCCACAGTTGGTGTGTTACTTTTTCAATCATTTAAATCCATATTTTTGTCCGTCTTCATACAAGGCTTTTAATTTAATGTCTAACGTTCCGTCATAGTAATCGTCGGGAGGTGAGTTCATTAGCTTCATGAAACTTTCAAAGAGTTTCTCTGCGTCGGCTTGCCTAGTTAGCTTGCTGTGTACGTCAGGGAAGGCTTGTTGTAGTTCAGTCATTTGTTTCCGTTTTTAAAAAACCATTCAAGGTTGTTATCAATAGTCGTCGCAAGTGCAGTCAGCTGATCCGCCAACCACATATAAACTTCTGTCATTTGTAAAGATTAAATTGTATTCATCATTGTTAATTACGCCTCCGTTCCAAGAGTTAATCCAGTCAGGGCGGTGCTTAGGGTTGAACTGTATGCGGTAGTCATGGTCATTGACCTTGAGCCTATTAGCAGGCAGTATTTGGACAGCCTCACACTGTATCCATGCACACACTGTCTTGCAAGCACCTTCGTGAATCTTCTTGGCGGTAGATGGCTGAACCTTTAGGGTAGCATTCATCATAGCAATTTGATATTCTGATGGGTCTACGTAGTTTACTACGTCATCTCCTCCATATTCCGTGCCTAGGTACTTGACCTGCCACTTCATGAAGTTCTTGCCTCGTCCGAGGTGGAATCTTACTTTGTACATGAGATTTTGTTTTTATAATTTCGTTTTACTTCGGTGTATACATGGTTAGCCCACTCGTTAAAATCTTTCGGGGGGTTCACGATTACGCTTGATCGTACACATACTATTGTTTTCTTCCCCATTGCTTGTCTCTTGGTTCTTCATCGAACACCACCATACTGTTGTCGTTGCTAGGTGTGTTCCTTACGATAGTCTGTGCTTGTTCTCGTGTAAGCCCATCCATAAGTGTCTTGGGTCGTTTGTTCCAGTCTTTATAGACTCTGTATACTGCGTAGTTCTGCATTGGTTTGTATTTTAATTCCGTTTACTCTTCCTATGTCTAGTACCTCACCGTCTGTGAAGTATTGCCTGTCAGGGTTCTCGTCGTGCATCTCTTCTGATATATCGTCCCAGCAAGACCATACAAACTCTGAGGTACTTTCTGTCAGAATCCAATAGCCATCGCCTTCTTTGAATGGGTATGTTTTTTCGTTAGTCATTGTTATTTAATTTAAGTTCACCCTCGTCGAGCATGTAGTCAATTGTTATTACGATGGATTCGTGAATTGCATTCATTACCATCTCGTTGTCCTGAAAGGATGCCTTCAGTATTCGCTCAAGGTCTTCCCTGCTTGATGCATATTTACCCTGCTCAAAAAGGATTCGTGTTACATCCTCTACACCCCACTGTAATTCAGTGCCAGTGTAGATGCCGTCTTCGTTTATGTTATTCATAGTGCTTCAATTAGTTCTCGCGCTTTCATGTTAGCATATGTGCGCTGTTGTGTTGATGTGCCAGTACGTTGTGGTGCAGGGCATTCGATGGTGAAATCATCAGTTACATAGGCCGCCGCACCTTGTTCGATGCTGAAGGCAAGCTGCTTGATGTGCTGTTCTTTACGTTCGTGTGTCATTTTGCAAATTGTTTATGTTGTTCGTGTACTTCATTAAAGTCAATGTCTTCAGAGAGAGCAATTTCTTTTCGCTTCGTGTTAGTGTTCAGACCACCATGGAATTTTGGTAAGCGGTAGCAGTGGATTGCTACATCGTCTGCATCTATGAATGTGTGGGATCGATAGTACACACCAGCTACAAACTCTTGGTACATTTCAAGGTCAACTGTTGAGTCTCTACCCAACCACTCCATTGATTCTTGAATCAGCCCCATGTCAGTAGGTAGGTAGTTGCCTTTGCCAGAGGCATCGTCATACACAGGGTCGTTGTCCATTTGATTCCAACAGAACCATTCGGCGATGACGTTGTCTGCGTCTCGACCTGTATCCCATGTAGGGTTTACTTCTACTATCCTAAGGATAACAACGTCACTCTCGTCGTCATTACGAACGATGAGGAACTCGTCTCGGTCGGCACTAATGATGACCTCGTCGTGAGGTGCTTCAGTGTATACTGAGAGCCATTGTGATTGGTCTTTAACCGCAGACGCTTTGTCTTTGTGGAAGTAGCATTCTGTTTCGGAATACCCTTCGGCTGTACCACATACTCCGTGGATAAGTGCATATATTTTCATGATAAAAGAGATTTAGATGATGTCGAATTGACACTGCAAAGATAAGGGATAGTTTTCGTTATTCCAAATTTATTTTGTAACTGACTGAAAATCAATCCATTTGAATAGCAACTCGCTTGCTTCTTTTAATTCCTTTCGTAGTTCAGGTGAGTCATTCTCCATAGCTATGGGACACCATGAGTCGAACTCAAGTTTACGCGCTTGCTTGTCAAGCATATCTATGGGTGAGTCGTTGAGGTGGGCGAGGATCGCCTGAGGCAATGCCTGCCCGATGTGTTGTTCAAAGTTTGTCATTAAGTTTGTCATTGTATTGTTTTTCTTCTATAAGCATGTCAAGGAAGACTTGGTTTGCGCCCATCACTAGCTGTCTAGTCAACTGCTCAGTCATGCCTAGCAATTCGATGATGTTCTCCAACGTCTCACCGTCTGCATCATCTAGGTTTGTTACCGAGTCCATTATTAGTTTTACTTTTAAGACGTCTTCTCGCGTCAGTTGTTCTTTGTGATTCATAGTCGTGGTAAAAAGTGTTCGTCATCTCGTAGCATACCGAACACATCGTGTAGGATATCCTGTGCATTGATAAGGCTGTTCTCTTGTGTTTGTTTTTCCACACGTTCAGCCCACTCTATAAAGCTTGTCATTACTTGTTCATTCATCATCTTGGTTTTCTAATCGTCCAATTAATTCATCATGGATAGCGTTGATTGCATCAGCAATCTTTTGCTTACCACCTTTAAGTCCGAAGTACGCCTTGACATCGCCAATCTTCCACAAGCGGTGCGGCTTCATACCTATCTTGGCATAGAGGCTTACATCTCGTCGTGTAATCATCAGGTTGTATAAGCACCGAGGTGTCGGTGTACCTTGGACATTCATCGTAGGTCGGTTCTCGTCATGTAACTCCTTCCAAAAAGGGGCGGAGCTATCTACCTTCTGCATGAAGGCTAGGGCTTGTTTATCTGTCATCATTGTACTGTAATTTCTTCGATTAATATTTTGATTTGCTCATCGTACTTACCTTCGAAGTAGATGTGTTCGTCGCTCTGACTGTGGATCTTGCGGATATAGTCGTGATACGAGGCGAGTAAAGCATTGAATGTTTCTAAAGCTTTGCTTTTGTTAGCGAAGAGTTCTGTTTCGCACTCGTCAAGTAACCAACTGAGTTGGTGGACTGCATATATTTTCATGTGTTAAAGATTTTGAAAGAAAAATACCCCCTACTTATAGGTGAGGGGGTGGAACCCTGAGATGTATTTACTAGTCTGCTCGGTTTCGTCAGATGCCCATCTCTCGGCTGTTGTAGCGATGGTGGAATCGAACCACCGTCAACCATTATCGCTATGTCGCGGGGAGGGTGTACATCTCAACCTGCACACCCCCACCTACCTTGATTCGTTGTACCCACAAGGTGTCGGGTAGCCTCGCTTTTATGGTCTTGGCTACATCTCGCAAGGCAATCGATGTAGTTGCTTGTATGTTTAGTAGAACAGACTCAGCAAGTTGTCGTAGACATCTTCGTTGTCCTCTTTGAGGAGGAAGCTTGAAGGTATAGGGTTGAGCGATGTGCTGTCCTTGTACTCATCCATAGCCGCCTTGATTGCCGCCTCTTCAGAGGTAGCATATACACTGTTCCATCCTCCACCTTCAAAGGAGAAGATATATTGCTTTCGTTCACTCATGTTTGTACATGGTATATTCGTGCAGTTGGTGACTGCTCGGTCGCAAGTCGAATGATTTCACCTCGGATGAAGTCTTCATCTTCAGGGGTGTTCTCACCATACGTCTGTAATTGACGCTCGGCGAAGTAATCGACCTTGGCTTGGTCTTTCGTGATTACCATGTGGTAGGCAATCTTAGGCAGGTAGCCATTAGCATATTTATTCATGAGAGAGAGATTTTGAGTTGGCAACATTGCCGCTGCAAAGATACAACAGACTTTTCGATATTCCAAATTTAATTTCTAAGCCGCTGATTCTGAAGGGATTACAACGACTCCATCCACTTGGTCTGAGTAGCACCAGTGTCCATTATTGAGTGTGAGTACATAGTTCGCATCGAGTGTAACTGCATCCACCTCATCCCCGTATTTCTCGCGAGGGAACTCCGTGATTTCGATTCCCGTTACTACTGCAATCGCTTGCGGGTCACGCCCGAATCCACCTCGGTATAGGACTTGCGAGCCTCGCTTTATGAGGCGTGTATTTGTAAATTTCGTATTCATTGTTCTATTTTTTCTCCTGTTTTCGTATTCACCCATCCAACGCCCACGACCCACTCCTCATCAGCGTATATGATTTGCTCTAACTCGCAGATTTCCATAGCATCTACCTGCTCTTTCGTTAAGTTCATTTCGGCTCCGTACATCTCGTACACCGTATCCCATATGGTTTTTTTCATGTTGACATTATTAAGAATGGATTTAAAAATTTGTTTGGCTTAGGACGCTCCCTCGGAGGATCGTGTGGTATGACACCCCTGCATTGAGCCTCTAAGCGATTGCATATAGCCCGAAGGAACAGCCTATACTCCTCGGATGTCATGTCCGCTCGGTAATCAGGTACTTCGTAATCATTCATGCTAACTCCCATTTAAAATCGTTATAAGCCTTTTGGCTTCTAAAGAACTCGTATCGGGAGTCACGCTCCCAAAGTGACCTACAAAGCGTTAGCTTTGACCATTCACCTGATTCAATTGATTTACCATAAAGGTAAAGTTCGTTTTCGTGGTATAAATTCAT